ACAACCATAAGTCACAACCATAAGTCACAACCATAAGTCACAACCATAAGTCACAACCATAAGTCACAACCATAAGACACCAACGCCTACAGTCAAAGGCCTACAGTTAATCGACACACAGCTATAGACTTAAGGTCAAAGACATGTTAGTCAAAGACTATATCCTCTTACACCATGGGGCCGACGATAGCTTACTCAATATTATTTCAAATTACCTATTGACTACAGGTCTAGACTATGGCTTAATAGATTCCGTCAACACGACACGGCAACAACCGATAGTGAAGACGCCGGGTCATCCCGGTTAAGTAGACAGCCTGATAAGTCATACGAACAACAGGCAGATGACAGAAGCAGTTGACAAGCTGTACCGACTTAAAGTAGTATGTACCACGTAGCAAGATGGCGTAGGGATAGGAACCGAGAAACCTGCCCGAGACCAGCCAAGGATAAGGCACCAGCTGTGAGTCGAATTCGGTCACTCACCGCATAAAAGAATAACAGGTTGACAGCCTCCTTTAAAAGCTGTAAGCTGTACCACATCGAAACGACAGTGAGTCCCAACACTGAAACGGGATAGCACGGCGACGACAGCCAACGCGAATGCTCTTTAACAATCTGGATAAACTCTTAATGTGCGCCGATAGCGACTAACTACAGGGTCTTTGAGTCTACATCTGAAGGCCTTGACTGATAGTCACTAACTTAAATAGGGTAACATTATGAAAATCATAGCGATGAACGAAGAACTGGGCGTAATCTGGTATACGGCTAACGACTATAAGTATCGCACTAAGCATGTGATAATCTACGGATTGTCTAAGACTGAGTGGGATAGCCGTGAGCAAGCGCAGGACGCGTTCAATAAGTGCCTGAACCATGCGTTCAATTGCCAGTGATTAACTACAGGTCGTTAGACTCATAGCGGCCTGATTGATAGTCACTAACATACACACAATTAACTTTGAGAGGATATAAATATGGAACGTAACGCTAACGCATACTATGACCTGCTGGCTGCAACCGTTGAGCTGTTCAATGAGCGTATTCAGTACGACGAAATAGCTGAAGGCGATGATTATTACGATGCGCTGCATGAAGTCGTAGACTATATGGTTCCGCACTATTACCACGAGATTTTCACGGTAATGGCTGCTGATGGTATAGACCACGAGTTTGAGGACTCTGGGCTGATGCCTGAAACCAAGGATGTAACGCGTATACTGCAAGCCCGCATCTATGAGGCGCTTTATAACGACGTGTCTAATAGCTCGGATGTGGTCTGGTTTGAGGATGAAGAGGCAGACGAGGAGGATTGCGAGTGATAGTGACTTATGGTCTCTGCCAGCACCACGTCACCAACGCCCGGCTTATGGTCAAGACCGGGCAGTTAAACCACGATGCGACTATGCGCCACCTGAAAGCGGTCTATGAGGGCCGCAAGCGTATACACGACAGCTTACACGATGAGGATAACCAACAATGACACGCAACGATATAATTGATAGACTTAAGTCCGTATATCTGGTAGGTGATGGGCCAATACGCATAACTGCCAAGAGCTATGAAGGCAACATACTAGCACCTGAGGGCACAGCATATCGGATATCATTTACCGACCTTATCACCTCCAAGCGTAGGACCGTTACGCTGTGGCCTAACACTGTAGGATTCCAAGGGTAAGCAGAAATGTACCAGATAACTTATAGCAGTGAACAGGCGTTCTACGATGGGTGCTACGAGATGATGAAGCGCGGGGCTTGCTACGTGGCTAATCACCATAGCTTGACCATAACGCTGACAGGTGGATACTGAGTGATAAACGAGAGGTCATCGACTGATAGGTGGCCTCAAAGATTATCACTTACATTGATAGGGGTTAACTATGAGTGTGGGATATTTGGTATGCCTAGCGCCAGTTATCTGGATGATAGGTTATGGGATATACGATTGTATTAAACGGAAATCACTATGAGTATCGAACTATTGATAGCCATAGGCTATGGACTTATCGCCTACATGCTGATGAGAGACATCAACAAGGCACGTAAAGTCTATAAATTCAACTATGCACGTCTGGGCCGCTGGACTGTACGCCAACCTAATGGGCGATTCGCGCGTAACTTAGCGAACGTCTGGGATATAGCAACTCTTGGGAGCAAACTGTAATGAACAAGTCATACGGGATTAATTTGGTACGCTCTATGGACGCAGAAATGAACATGTTAAGCCTACTGGCTACCGGGTATCGTCACGGAACGTCAAGTCACACCGCACGTCAACAGCAGGAGCGGGACCGTGTACTACAGGCACGACTCAGGGCAGAGGGCCATAAGTCCGAGCTGATGTGTCTGGCGTATGGTGGACGACCAATCACCGACGATGGTAAACTTCTGGTCTCAGGCTGGAAGGCGATAGACCAACGGTCAACCATCAAGCACACGACTCACGGTGACTTCAGTCATCTTCACGCTAACCCTCTGATATGCAAGTAATTATGACTTAACTATCACTATAGGACTCAAGGTCTAAGACTCCAAGTGAAAGACCAAAGAGACTTTAAGTGAAAGACTAATAACAAGGACTTTAAGTATGAGCGTCATCTCTATTGAAAAACACGACTTCTCTGATGTGTCGAACGCCATTGAGCCGTTTAACCTGCTGGCTGACCACTACGGGCAAGACCTTGCAGTCAAACAGCTTCAGCTTGAGCACGAGGCATACACTGAAGGCGAGCGACGTTTCATCAAGAACCTTGAGCGCCAGACTGAGCGCGGGGAACTGGCAGACAATCAGGTCGCCAAGCCTTTGATGCAGACTCTGGTCCCTAAGATTGCGCAAGCCGTAAGGGAGTGGCATGAAGGGCCAGACGGGAAGCTGTCAACCTCTCGTCCTAGCGTGGCGTTCACCATGTTGAGCACTGAAGAGAAGGCCGTCAAGGACCGCTCTCTGCGCATCTCATGTGAGTCTGCTGCGGTTATCATACTGAAGGTCATACTCTCCAAGCTGGTCAAGCCTGAAGGGATACCGATTACACCGATGGCCTCCGCGATAGGTCGCACACTTGAGGACGAAATCCGCTTCGGCCGCATCCGTGACAAGGAGAAAGAGCACTTCAAGAAGGCGATAGCTGATAACCTGAATAAGCGGGCCGGGGCGTCCTACAAGAAAGCCTACATGCAAGCGGTCGAGGCATCCATGCTGGAGCAAGGCCAACTGGAAGATGCGTGGGGGACTTGGAGTCCTACAGAGGCTGTCCACGTTGGCATCAAGATGCTTGAGATTGTCATCCAGTCAACACAACTGGTCGAGCTTAAGCGGTACGGTGCTGGCAATGCAGCGGCTGACGTAGAGATGGTCCACCTGTCAGACTGCTGGGTCAAGAAGATGGCACAACGAGGATTCAGCCTTGCGGGTATCGCTCCAGTCTACCAGCCTTGCGTCGTTCCACCTAAGCCGTGGACTGGTGTCGTAGGCGGTGGGTACTGGGCCAAAGGTCGCAGACCGCTGCCCCTGATTCGCTTAGGGTCTAAGTCAGCGGTGGCACGTTATGAAGACGTATACATGCCTGAAGTCTATGACGCTGTGAATATCATCCAGAATACACCTTGGAAAGTGAACAAGAAGGTGCTGGACGTGGTGAACATGGTCGAGAAGTTGAACAACACACCTATTGATGACATCCCTCAGATGGAGCCACTGAAGCCTGAAGACTATGCGGGTGAGACTGAAGAGGAACTCAAGGCATGGAAGAAGGCTGCTGCTGGTATCTACCGCCGAGAGAAGGCCCGGCAGTCACGTAGATTGTCACTGAGCTTTATCGTTAACCAAGCGAACAAGTTCTCTCAGTTCAAGGCCATCTGGTTTCCGTACAACATGGACTGGCGCGGTCGCGTCTACGCTGTGCCGATGTTCAACCCTCAGGGTAACGACATGCAAAAGGGTCTCCTGACTCTGGCAGTCGGTAAGCCTATTGGTGCTGATGGTTTCAAATGGCTGAAGGTCCACGGTGCAAACTGTGCGGGTATTGATAAAGTAACCTTCGAGGAGCGCATCAAGTGGGTGGAAGATAACCACGACAACATCATGGCTACCGCTAAGGCACCGATGGACAGCATTGAGTGGTGGGGTAAGTTAGACTCTCCGTTCTGCTTCCTAGCGTTCTGCTTCGAGTATGCTGGCGTAATGCACCACGGTTTGTCTTACTCCTGCTCGCTGCCGATAGCTTTCGATGGGTCCTGCTCTGGGATTCAGCACTTCAGCGCGATGCTTCGTGACCACATCGGTGGGCATGCAGTAAACCTAACGCCATCCGGTAAGGTCCAAGACATCTATCGCATTGTGTCTGACCGCATTGAGGAGGAACTCAAAGTCCTGCTGGTTAACGGTACGGACAACGAGATGGCAACTCACGAGGACAAGAAAACTGGTGAGATTACCGAGCGTCTCAAGCTGGGGACACGAGAGCTGGCCCGTCAGTGGCTGACCTACGGTATGTCACGCAAGGTCACTAAGCGTTCGGTCATGACTCTGGCCTACGGGTCGAAAGAGTACGGCTTCGCAGACCAAGTATACGAGGACATCGTGATGCCAGCGATTGACTCAGGGTCTGGCGCTATGTTCACTGAACCAAGCCAAGCGTCTCGCTTCATGGCTAAGATGATTTGGGAAGCTGTGAGTGTGACAGTAGTTGCTGCGGTTGACGCGATGAAGTGGCTTCAAGGTGCTGCCAAGCTGCTGGCTGCTGAGGTGAAGGACAAGAAGACTGGAGAAATCCTGAAGCCTTGTCTTCCGGTACACTGGGTCACACCTGATGGGTTCCCGGTATGGCAGGAATACCGCAAGAAGGATACCACTCGTCTGAACCTGATGTTCTTAGGGTCATTCAACCTTCAGCCTACAGTCAACAAAGGCACGAAGAAAGAGCTGGACAAGCACAAGCAGGAGTCAGGCATTAGCCCGAACTTCGTCCACTCACAAGATGGTAGCCACCTCCGAAAGACTGTAGTCCACACTCACCGCAAGTATGGCGTGATGTCATTCGCAGTGATTCACGATAGCTTCGGGACCATCCCGGCTGACGCTGAGTATCTGTTCCGTGGCGTCCGTGAGACGATGGTAGAGACTTACCGCGACAACGATGTGCTGCTTGACTTCTACGAGCAGTTTGAATACCAGCTTCACGAGAGCCAGCGCGACAAGTTGCCTGAGCTTCCGAAGAAAGGTAAACTGAATATCGAGGACATCTTGTCTTCAGACTTTGCATTCGCTTAACAGCAGGAGAAGTATATGTCAATGAAACTTGTAGCACACAACAAGGCATTCAACGATGGGTCAGGACGTTGCCATGTAGAGCTTACTTATAAGGATTTAGTCATTCTCCGCGAAAGATTACAAGCAGGTGTGACTGGGTGGATTCAACCTAACGAGTACAACCTTATAGCCTCGATTGATGAAGTGCTTAACGCGTGGAGGGAAGACGAGCGCACTCAATATCCGTCATTCCCTATGATTAGATAAGGAGAGAGTTATGAATTTTGCACACAAGCAGGCTGGAGTTAAGGGCGGGACTCAAATCGTGACCGTAACAGAACACAACGGCAAGGGTCTGGTGAAGACCACTGTCATTCCTACCGAGATGTCAAAACAGCTTAACGTCCCATTCAAGACCCTCGTCTATCTTGTGGAATCCAGCCACGAGAAGTACCTGAAAGACGCAGTGTCCAAGCTGGAGCAGACCAAATGACACACCTACAGTTACTGGCCTTGTGGCTGGGAGCACTAGCAGTATTCACTTTAATCCAACGCAGAAGAGGTTGACCTAAACTATCACTATAGGATTAGACTCAAGGTCATGACTTAAAGTCGTGGCCTTCATGATTAACCCTATAACCTAAACAACTGGAGCTACAACATGTATCAGAACACTATCAACTTCGAGCGCATCCGTGAACGTCAGAAGACTGAAGGCTACATTCCGAAGGGCCGCAAGCTGAACAAGACAAAGCGTGGAGGCGGTGTCAAAGGTGCTTTCCGTAACGCTGAAGGCAAAGACTCTATGGTCAACCAAGAGAAATACTTCGTAGGAGCATAAACATGGGCATGTTTTCAAGAGCGCATAGCGGCAACCTGAACACTCTGCGTACAGCCATCCACAACTGGCAGACCGAGACGGAATACAATGCAGAGGTCAGCACTTGGTTTGACCCAGTGATGAACAGGCACTGCGTCCGGGTGGTTATAGTCCACAGCCATACGAAAGAGGTCCTAATCGAGAAGGACTTCACGGAGTACCCGAATATTCATGACGAAGACGTGCAGACCGTAGCGGTTGCCACTTGGTTTAACAAACAGTTCAACGACTACACTGGTCGATTCCTTTAATTCTGGAGACATTAACGATGACAACTATCAAAACTAACCCGCACCGCGCTGTAGATTACTCTGAGTCTGGCGTTAAGAAGGCGCTGGCTGCTGCCGGGTCTCTGGAAGCTGAAGTTAAGTATGACGGTGTGCGGTTGAATATTCCGGTCTTCCCTGATGGGCGAACTGAATGGTTAAGCCGTGAGTCAAAGACGCTTCCGGCCTTAGACCATTTGTCAACAGTTGGTCAGGACATCGGAGCATGCCGTGCGTCCGACTGGCGATGGTTCCTGAAGCAAGCAGGACATGAAGTCTCTGGCCTGATGATTGACGGAGAGGTGATGGTCAAGGGTGTAGACTTCAACACATCCTCAGGTCTTATCCGCACCATGTGGTCTGACCGCAAGAACTACAAGTGGAACATTAACCCTAAGGCCGATATGGAGACCAAGAAGTCTAACAAGGTTCCATTCCAGATTAGCCCTGAGTTCCTACAAGTGGTCGTCTACGGGGTCATCGACCTTAACGTCATCAACGACCCGAAAGCCGAAGGTCCCATCCATAGCGTCACTCGCCTGAAGGCCGAAGCTATTGTCCCTCTCCTCCAGAAATACTTCCCGGAAATCGACTGGGTTCTGTCTGAGTCTCACACGGTCTATGACCTTGAGTCGCTCAACTCCCTGTACGAACAGAAGCGTCTGGAAGGACATGAGGGTCTGGTAGTCAAGGACCCGCTGGGTAAATACAAGCGTGGCAAGAAGTCTGGCATGTGGAAAATGAAGCCTGAGGAGACCATCGACGGGACCGTGTGTGGCCTCGTGTGGGGGACTCCTGGTAAGGCGAACGAAGGTAAGGTGATTGGCTTCGAGGTGCTGCTTGAGGATGGCATGGTGGTTAACGCCTGTGGTCTGACTGAAGAACAGAAGGACGAGTTCACAGCTAAGGTTAAACAGACCATTAGCTTCCGTGAGGACTTTGAAGACTTCGGGTCTGAACCTGAAGACACCAACCCCTACCACGGCTGGCAGTGTGAAGTCCTATTCATGGAGCGGTTCCCGGATGGCTCACTCCGTCATCCCAGCTTCAAGTGCTGGCGTGGAACGGAAGACAATCCAACCGTTAAGAGCTAACTAAACGTCAACCCAGTGGTCTTCGGACTGCTGGGTTTCTTTGCTTTGTGCTAGCTAGCTATCGTCTGGGCCACCAGCCTGACCCTAAGCTATCACTATAGGACAACCATAACTTCGACCTAAGGAGGCCGACATGTTTAAGAACTTAATGTTCAATCGTTATACCAGTACATTCCACCTGTCTAACAACCCATTCGCTTGCATTGAGCGCAACGAGAAGCTGGGCTACTTCGGGAAGGCCGTTAAGCTGTCACCTACAGTCTTCGCTCTGATTACTCCGGGTAAAGCTGAAGAGGCTCGCCAGAAGCGTGAGACCAACGTACCCGTGGTCTACACTAAATGGCCTCGTGTTCGTCTGTTCGTTGAGTTCGTGAAGGAGGTGGTCAATGATTAAGGTCGGGGATGTTGTTCGCTACGCTGGGACGCATAGTCAATTTATTGGCCGCTATGATGGTAAGGTTCTTAGCGTATGTAACTCAGGGGACTCAGTAGAGGTGAAATGGCCTGGGCTTATTGAGCCAGTTAAACACGGTAAAGCCGCACTAATTATCACCAATACTGTTCAGGACAAACCAGAAGTCCGTGACGACGCTGTACGCAAGCCATCCCACTATCAGGTCTTTGACGGCGTAGAGTCCATTGAGATTATCGCCCGGTCCATGACTGTCAGCGAGTTCCGTGGTTTCTGCATGGGTAACGTCCTGAAGTATCGACTACGAGCTGGCAAGAAGTCCGAGCTGGCTACTATGGAGAAGGACCTGAACAAAGCGGCCTTCTATCAGGAGCTGTTCGACCTGCATAAGGGTAAATGCTATGATTCCGAGTGAGTGGTGCCGGGAGATGTACGAGAAGACTCTCAACCCGGACTACATTACGTTATACAACCAATGGAAGGAGCGCGGTTTATGACTGAGGTTGAGAAGAAATACATCGTGGAGCTTGAGGGTCGCGTTCAGTCCTTCGAGGTTCCGGTGTACGCAAAGTCTCTCGAAGAGGCTACCTTGAAGTCCCAAGAGTATGAGGACGCTGGGTTTGTGGTCGGACGGATTCGTCCTGAGGCCTAAACTATCACTGTAGGACAGACGTCCAGTTCGTAACTTTAAATTAGGAGATTTACACCAATGGCTAAAGAGCAACTGAAGACTTTCACCACTCCGGTAGCTGGTATCGTTGAGCCTTACGCATGGCTGAACAAAGCAGACACCAAGTTTAATGAGCGTGGTGAGCATAAGGTTAACCTGACGTTCGACCTGAGCAACCCGAAGGTCCGTAAGATGATTGATGTCTTACAGAAGATTCACGACGATGCGTATGCGAAAGCACTCGCAGACCACGAGAAGAACCCACCTCAGGTTCAGCGTGGCAAGAAGCCTATTGAACCACGAGAAGGCGACATGCCGTGGATTGAGAATGGTGACGGTACTGTTACCCTGAAGTTTAAATGCTTTGCGTCTTACCTGAAGGATGGTAAGTCAGAGCCTATAGTATTACGGTTCTACGACACCGATGCTAAGTTAATCCGTGACGTCCCGAATATTGGCGCTGGCTCCAAACTGAAGGTCAAGTTTAAAGTCCTGCCGTTCAAGTGGAACGCTGCGACTGGTGCAAGCGTTAAGCTCCAGCTTGAGTCATGCCTTCTGGTAGAACTGAAGGAGTGGAAAGGTGATGGTGCTGGTGGCGATGGTGGCTGGGGTGATGATGAAGACCTCGGTACTGGCTACAAAGCGTCAACCGATGGTGACTTCGGGTCTGATGACTTCGGTGACGATGGTTCCGAAGGTGGTGACGACTCTAACTCTGGTGGCGATTACGACTTCTAATGGCCCAATGGTCTGCAAAACGGGGGCACTCTGTGGGTGCCTACCGCTCTGGACTTGAAGCCAAGAACCAGCAGTGGCTGGAACAGAACGGCGTCAAAGCGGAGTACGAAAGCCATTATATCAACTATGTGATTCCGGCTTCCGACCACAAGTACACACCAGACTTTATCCTTCCTAACGGTATCATCGTGGAGACCAAAGGTATCTTCGATAGTGATGACCGTAAGAAGCACCTTCTGGTACGAGAACAACACCCTGAGCTGGACATACGGTTCGTGTTCTCAAGTTCCCGCTCCAAGTTATACAAAGGGTCTCCGACCACGTATGGCGCATGGTGCGAAAAGAACGGCTTTAAGTTTGCCGACAAGTTTATCCCAGTTGAGTGGCTGAGGGAGGTGACTGTACGTCTTCCTTCCGGCATCCTCATCCCTAAGAAGAAAGGAGTTAAGTGATGATTACCTGTAAAGACCTTGAAGTTGGAACACGTTACAGATTCTCAAAGAACACACTGATGAATAACCCCCAATTCACTGATGCTGTTTTTGAAAAGCGAGAAGACCATAGCGTAATTGTGGAGAAGGGGTGGCATCCTGAGGATTACATTGGGGAGACTACCAGCTGGAATGGTCACGAGACCTACAGTGTAGAAGTTGTTGAACAGCCTCAGGTCCTGCCAGCTTCTAGCGTACCGCCTGTGACTGTGAAGCGTGAAGTCCTGACAATCGACAAGATTGGTGTAGGTCAGACGTTCATCGTCCACGGAAAGCCTGAAGAAGTTTACGTGAAGATTAGCAACTCACACGTCTTCAACCATAAGCGTCTCCAGATGCACACCACGGACGCACAACGCTTCACCCAGCACCTGAATCTGGTGGTCGTAGAATTGGTGGTGTACAATGGTAAGTAAGGTACAGTTCAACCCACGGTCCCGTACTGACGCTATCTTCGTTCACTGTTCGGCTACCAAGCCAGAGATGGACATCGGGGTAGAGACCATCCGTATGTGGCACAAGCAGCAAGGATGGCTGGACGTAGGCTACCACTTTATCATCAAACGTGACGGTACTGTGGAAGAGGGCCGCCCGGTCAATGTCGTAGGGTCACATGTTAAGGACTGGAACTCACGGTCTGTAGGCGTCTGCCTTGTAGGTGGAATAGACGCTAAGGGTCAGTTTGAAGCTAACTTCACTCCAGCCCAGATGAACTCCCTGCGCAACAAGCTGGCTGACCTGAAGGTCCTGTATCCTCAGGCAGAAATCAAAGCACACCATGACGTGGCACCGAAGGCGTGTCCAAGTTTTGACTTGCAACGCTGGCTATCTACCAACGAACTGGTCACTTCCGACCGTGGTTAATAAACTCTAAAGGAGAACAACTCAATGATTAAACTTATCGAATTTCTTGGTCGTCTGGTGGTGCGTGGTTATCGTCGTGCTGCGGTACTGGAACGAAAGGTAGAAAAGAAGGCTGCGGACGGTGCGGCTGATGCTGCTGCTCTGGCTGACAAGCTGACCATCGCGTCACTGGAAGCTGGCATGAAGGCTCGTCAGGCTGATACCAAAGCTGACCAGTTGGCTCAGTTCTTCAAAGACTAAACTATCACCTTAGGGATGGGACCATGAGTCCTGTCCCTTTGTTCGCATTTGTGAGTAAGGAGTGGCCAATGTCATACGATGACCAAGACGACGAGAGTGTCTTTCTGTATCACACCCAGTGTCCAGACTGTGGGTCCTCGGATGCCAATGGTGTTTACTCAGATGGGCACATGTACTGCTTCGCCTGTGACCCTTCAGTCGCATGGAAGAAAGGAGACATGGAGTTGACAGAGGGATACACACCCTCAGGAGGTAGAAAGCAAGTGAGCAATCTGTTAACGTTCGGTGAGAACGCTGGACGATACGTCCCACTACCATCCCGTAGTCTCAGCATGGAGATATGCAAGAAGTACAGCTACTGGGTAGGCAACATGGGCGGTAAGATGGTTCAGGTCGCTGATTATTACGACAGGTCCGGGACAAAGGTAGGGCAGAAAGTCCGAGACGCTGAGAAGAACTTCACGGCTATCGGTAGCGTCAAGTCTGACATGCTGTTCGGCTCCCAGCTCTGGAACGGTGGTAAGAAGATAGTCATAACCGAGGGAGAGATAGACGCTCTGTCTGTGGCTCAGGTGCAGGACGGGAAGTATCCGGTTGTCTCTCTTCCGTTAGGCGCTAAGTCTGCGAAGAAAGCTATGGCTGCTAACCTTGAGTATCTCGACCAGTTCGAAGAGATTATCCTGATGTTCGACATGGATGAACCGGGTCGTCAGGCCATTGAGGATGCAGCACCAGTCTTACCAGCAGGTCGGGTTAAGGTTGCGTTCATCAACGGGTACAAAGACGCCAACGCTGCACTTCAGGCCAAGGACTTCAAGGCAATCACCGATGCTATCTGGAACGCTAAACCTTTCGTCCCGGCTGGTGTGGTATCAGCGGCAAGTCTGAAGGACCGCACACGGGAGGCTATGCTTAAGGCAGAGACTGAAGGTCTCATGTTCTCCTCATGCACAACACTCAACGCGATGACCCTAGGTGCGCGAGCTGGTGAGCTTATCATGGTGACTTCAGGGTCTGGCATGGGTAAGTCTACCTTCGTTCGTCAGCTCCTTTTAGAGTGGGGCAGAGGTGGTAAGCGTGTGGGTATGGCTATGCTCGAAGAGGCTGTAGAGGAAACAGTTCAGGACCTTATGGGTCTGGACAATAACGTCCGTCTACGTCAGAGCAAGGAACTGAAGCAAGCCATCTTAGAGGATGGTCGGTTTGACGAATGGTACGACAAGCTGTTCGGTGATGATAAGTTCCACCTGTACGATTCATTCGCCGAGTCAGAGGAAGACACCTTGTTCGCTAAGTTGTCCTACATGGTGGATGGTCTAGACTGTGACGTAATACTGCTTGACCACATCTCAATCGTTGTGTCAGGCATGGAAGATAACTCAGATGAACGTAAGACCATTGACCGAATCATGACTCGTCTAAAGAAGTTTGCGAAGACGAAGGGCGTGGTTGTCGTTGTCATATGTCACCTGAAGAACCCAGAGAAAGGTAAATCGCATGAAGAAGGACGACCTGTTTCAATCACTGACCTACGTGGTTCTGGTGCTCTACGCCAACTATCTGATACTATCATCGCACTTGAACGTAACCAGCAAGGTGATACTCCTAACGTTGTTCAGCTTCGTCTACTCAAGTGTCGCTTTACAGGTGATACTGGGGTGGCTGGACACTTGGAATACAACAAAACGACAGGGTGGCTTGAACCGATTAGCTTCTCTGGTAGCAGCGGAGAAGAGGATAGCGGCTCGTGGGAAGACAACGACTTCTAGCTGGGAGTCATTCGACGAGTGGCAAGAACTCAACGATTCAGACAGGAGAAATAATGCTAAGAAAACTTAAAGCTCGCTACCATCGGTTCATGTACAAATGGTGGAGCGACGCAGCAACCTGCCTGTCCAACATTCTGGGAGACCAGAGGTTCGACTCTAAGGCATGGAAGAAAGCTAACCGTAAGTTTATGTATCACTTCTTGCGTACAGACTTATAGGTCTAAACTCAAGGTCATTCACATAGAGTGGCCTTTATGATTAGACTAAACGGAGGATTAACCATGTTTGACCTTAAGAGTATCTGGGGTTCTGACATCGAGACCAACGGTCTCCTTGATACAGTCTCCCAGTTTCACTGTGGGGTCCTGATTAACGCCGAGTCGAATGAGACCCTTAAGTATGGGGTAGCTCCGATGGTCGGTATCGTCGGTGGCTTCAAAGAGTATGTTCATAAAGTGGAAGAGATTGCCGCATCGCCTGATGGTATGCTGGTATTTCACAACGGTATCAACTATGACGTACCGGCTATCGACAAGCTGAAGCGTCTGTACTTTGGGAAACGTTTTAACTTCCCGAAACACAAGATGATTGATACATTGGTGCTGGGACGCTTGATGTATCCAAACATCAAGTTCTCAGACATGGGAGCGGTGAAAGCTGGTCGTCTGCCGCCTCAGATGATGGGACGCCAGTCTCTTGAGGCTTGGGGTTATCGTCTTGGTGAGATGAAGGGTGAGTACAAGCATGATTACGTTGCCAAATGCAAGGCTGAAGGTATCAAATATAAGGCTGGGGACGAATGGTTGTTCCCGTCTCAGGAGATGCTGGACTATAACGTTCAAGACGTTGTGGTAACACTGGCTTTGTTCAAGAAGTTCCTGACTGACAAGTATTACTTCCAGTCTGAACAGTTCGCTTTCGACCAGATTTATGCGTTGCGTCTGGAACATGATGCTGCGTGGACCTGTGCGAAGATGGAACGTAACGGATATCCGATGAACATCGAGATGGTCGAAGGCTTATATCGTGAACTCACCGTCAAACGTGCAGAGTTGCTGGACAAGCTGCGTTCGACTTTCGGTAGCTGGTACGCACCAAAGGGAGGCAAGGAGTTCTTCAAGCACCCACGGACAGGCAAGGACCTTCCGAAGTATCCGCGAGTCGTGTACCCTAAGGTAGGTGGCATCTTTAAGAAGCCGAAGAACAAAGCTCAACGCTTAGGTCTTGAACCTTGTGAACGCGATACGCGAGACACGATGGAGGGAGCACCGTTCACACCTATCACCTACGTTGAGTTTAATCCGGGAAGCGGAGACCACTTAGCGAAAGTCTTGATGGAGCGGGGCTGGGAGCCTGTGGACTTCACTGACACAGGGAAACCTGTAGTCGATGACGAGACGTTAGAACACGTTAAGTTGCCAGACGCAGAGGCTCAGGCTTGCGTAGAGCTGGTCCGTGAGTATCTGGTAGTCCAGAAGCGCATAGGTCAGGCGGCTGAAGGTAAGAACGCATGGTTGAAACTTGTAGGTCCAGACGGACGTATGCACGGTTCAATCAACCCATGCGGGGCAGTAACCGGACGTGCGACTCACAGTTCACCAAACATGGCTCAGGTCCCTGCTAACGGTGCTCCGTATGGTGAGATTTGCCGTGGTGCTTTCGGTGCAGCTTGGAACAAGACGGATGGTAAGCCAGACCCTTGGATTCAAGTGGGTGTGGATGCTTCAGGTCTTGAGCTTCGTTGTCTTGGGAACAGAGCGGCTCCGTTTGATGGTGGTGCATATGCGAAGACTGTGGTCGAAGGTGACATCCACTGGGCCAACGCAGTAAACGCTGGGTTAGCACCTAACGTCCCACGCGATAAGTCGAGCCACGACCATGATGCTTTCCGTGACAACGCTAAGACGTTCATCTATGCGTTCCTGTATGGTGCAGGGGCCGCTAAGATTGGACTGATAGTAGGCGGTGGGAAGAAGGAAGGTTCAGCTCTCATGAAGAAATTCATTGAGGGTACACCAGCCATCAAAGACCTCAGGGAAGCTGTGAGTAATACGTTAATCTCAGACTCTAAGTGGGTGGACGGTGAGAATATCGTCAAGTGGAAACGCCGTTGGTTGCGTGGACTTGATGGTCGCCGTATCCACATCCGGTCGCCGCACTCAGCACTGAACGCATTACTTCAAGGTGATGGTGCGGTAGTCTGTAAGCACTGGATGGTTCTGACGGAGAAGAAACTTGAGGAGGCTGGTTATGGTAACGGTTGGGATGGGGACTTTGCGCTAATGGCTTGGATTCACGACGAATTGCAGATTGCGTGTCGTACTCAGGAGATTGCCGAAGAAGTCGTCCGTATTGCACAAGAAGCAATGCGTGAGGTCGGACGTTTTTATAACTTCAAGTGTGAGCTTGATACGGAGGGTAAGATTGGACCAACGTGGAAAGAATGCCATTGACGGAAAGTCCCAGCACTTCACTGGTGCTGCTAGTGAGCTATATGCAAGCTTTAGGCTGACAGCCAATGGGCATCAAGTGTTCCTCCCAGCATTCACGCAGTCAAAGGCAGACTTGGTGGTCGATATAGACGGGACCCTTACGAGGGTTCAGGTCAAGACCGGAACGAAGCTGAAGAACTGTAATAGCATACAGGTAAGGCTGGGAGGATGTGGTAAGCCGACTTACAGTCCTGGAGACATCGACCTACTAGCGGTTGTTTATCAGGATTTCCTCTGGCTTATACCGTTCACTGAAGAGGTTAGAGTCAAGACCTCTATGTGTATAAACTTAACGTCTGACAAGAAGTACGGACAATTTAAACAGGAGTAACACTAATGGCTATTACTAAACGTATTCGTGTAAGTTTCGACCTGAAGATGGTTATTAACTCAAAGGAAGAAGAGACCGTGTGTCGCCAACTGGCTGAGATGACTAAAGCCTACGCTGATGGTGAGAAGTTGGATGGGCTTCAGTTGGCTCTGGTCAAAGCAGCAATCGAGTCAGGCCCTGAGTCTGCCCTTGAAATTGTCGCCAAGAAGAACATCAAGGAAGAGCTGGTAGACTCCTTTGGTGAGGGCCAGTTCGGTGTGTCCAACCTGCGATTCGAGGTCAAGCAATGAGTGAATACCTTCGGGTCCTTGCGGCCCTTAAGTCCTGCCCGAAGACCTTTCAGTCCAACTATGTGCGCAACAACGCTGCGCTTGTGGCTGAGGCTGCGAGTCGTGGACATCTAAGCTGCCTGTCTATGGATGGGCGTAACAACGGTGCGTGGGAGATTACAGCTTCTGGCACCAAGTTCCTGAACCAACACGGAGGCTGCCTGTGAGCGAAAAGAAAATAGCTCTGGTGCTGGACGGTGACTACTTAGTGTTCTCTTCTATGGCTGCTGCCGAGGACGAGACAGACTGGGGTGATGACATCTGGACCCTTATCTGCGACCATGAGAAGGCTCGTCGTATCCTTGAGAACACCATCGCTGAAATCGTTAAGAAGCGCAAGGCGTGGAAAGACGCTAAGATTGTGATGTGCTTTACTGACGATAACAACTGGCGTAAGGACGTTCTGCCTACCTATAAGGCCAACCGTAAAGGTTCTCGCAAGCCTGTAGGTTACAAGAAGTTCGTAGCCGAAGTGATGGCTGACCCACGGTTCAACAGCTTCCTACGTCCTACGCTTGAGGGCGATGACTGTATGGGTATCATCGGGACCCGACCTCAGATTGTCGGATGTGACCATGCGGTTCTGGTGTCCTGTGATAAGGACTTCAAGACCATCCCGAACTGTGAGTTCTTCTGGTTAACCACTGGTGAAATCCTAAGTCATACGACTGCCGAGGCAGACTACTGGCACATGGAGCAGACCATCAAGGGTGACACTACAGATGGCTACGGTGGGATTCCGGGGATGGGCGAGGACACAACTCGTGCGTTCCTTGACGAGCCGTACTACTTCGTGCAGGAGAGCCGTGAGCTTAAGACTGGCAAGAACAAAGGCCAGATTAAGACTGAGTGGAAGAAGTATCCTAAGCGAGAGGACATGACGTTGTGGGACTGCATGGTTACACTGGCTGCTAAGGCTGGCATGACCGAGGAGGAACTTCTGGTCCAAGCTCAGGTCGCTCGTATTTGTCGAGCCTCCGACTATGACCCTAAGTCCAAGGAGGTCATCCTATGGACACCATCCATGTAATTTACTGGGTCGGACTTCTGGCCCTTTACTGCATGTACAAGTGGTTCGGGTCGAACAACCGTCCTAAACACTGAGTCTAGCCGATAGTCATATCCTATCAATCCAACAGTCATCCATAGGTGAAACACTAAACTATCACTATAGGGACTTTAGGACCTAAGATATGACTATAAGATAGACTTTAGTCTTAACTTAAAGAGGAGATTCAAGATGGCGATTAATGCTATTGAAAACGTTGTTAAGCAGTTACAAGAAGAAAGACTTGATGTCCCGAACATCTCCCAATCTGCCATCCAGTTCCTGCACGTATTGTTCAACGCAAGCTACGCTGAGAAGATGGGAGCTATCAGTCTCCTCAAGCAGCAGGGCTACAGCGATGCGTTCATTGCAGGGTTCATCAAGGGTCTCCAGTATTGCTCTGACACTCTCGACTCTGCGATTGCTATGCGTCGTGAGCTGAAAGATACCGTTCAGTTCGATTAACTGTAGGAGGGACTATGTGTTTCAGTCCAAAGATTAGCACTCCGAAGCCTTCGGTCCAAGCACCTGAACCAGCACCTCTGAGTGAGGAAGTTGCGTCAGTTGACATCGGGGCTGAATCTGATGTGGACACCAACGAGACCAAAGGTATCAAAGACCTGAAGGTCAAGAAGGAGTCTGCACCTAAAGATAAATCGTCAGTTAGCCGCGCTATGCGAGCCTCTGGCGTCAACATGGGGTAAGACAATGCTACCATATCTCAACTCACGCGAAGGTCGCCACATGTGCGCTTGTCGCCTCTGGGAAGACGGGCAGTCTAACTTCAAGTCATTCGAGGACTTCAAGGCTCATACTTACCGTATGGCTGACGAGTTCGACGGTGAAGAATACACAATCTACGATGTCTCAGGTCAACCAGTAGCGTATCTCTACATGCTGGCTACCGCATCTTGGCACCGACCGACTCCCGGTCTTGACCTTTCAATCGTCGCTATTCGTCGTGACTCGCAGTCCTCCCGCAAGGTTCTTGAGACTGTCAGGCACATCATAGACGAAGAGTGCAAGCGTTGGGGTCTTGGCTGGTATTCTCGTGTCAAGCATGTTTCTGGGTCGGTAGACATCGTAACAACTAAGGAGATTAATCGTGGGTAAATCAATCAGTAAGGCTTTCAAGAAAGTAGTAAAAGGTGCGTTAGGGACCGTTGGTCTTGGCTCTGATGACGCGCCTAAGGTTGTTGAGGCTCAGACCCCAGCAGCACCAGTGGAAGTACCGAACGACAAAGTGGAGGATGTGGATACTGACACAGCCGCATCTGACGAGAAGAAAGTGAAGCGTTCCGGTAAGCGTAGCCTTCAGGTCTCTCGTACCTCTGGTGGCGGTATTTCTATTTAAGGAGGTGACGAATGGCTGAACGTGAAGGGTTCGCTGCTGAAGGAGCCAAAGCGGTCTATGACCGACTGAAGAACGGTAGACAGCCATATGAGACACGCGCTCAGAACTGTGCTGCTGTCACTATCCCGTCACTGTTTCCTAAGGAGTCCGACAACTCGTCTACTGAGTACACAACTCCGTGGCAAGCTGTAGGTGCTCGCTGTTTGAACAACTTGGCTGCAAAGCTGATGTTGGCGTTATTCCCTCAGTCACCGTGGATGCGACTGACAGTCTCCGAATATGAGGCCAAGACCTTGAGTCAGGACTCAGAGGCTGCTGCGCGTGTTGACGAAGGGCTTGCTATGGTCGAGCGTGTGTTGATGGCCTACATGGAGACTAACAGTTTCCGTGTGCCATTGTTCGAAGCTCTGAAGCAGCTTATCGTCTCCGGTAACTGTCTGCTCTACATTCCAGAGCCTGAACAGGGTACTTACAGTCCTATGCGAATGTACCGCTTAGTGTCCTACGTTGTTCAACGTGATGCTTTCGGTAATATCTTGCAGATTGTGACTCTCGACAAGGTAGCGTTTAGTGCTCTACCGGAAGACGTTAAGTCCCAACTCAACGCAGACGACTATGAGCCTGACACCGAGCTGGAAGTGTATACGCACATCTACCGTCAGGACGACGAGTATCTGCGCTACGAGGAAGTGGAAGGCATTGAGGTAGCAGGGACCGATGGTTCTTACCCACTGACTGCCTGTCCGTACATCCCGGTTCGAATGGTTCGACTGGACGGTGAAGACTATGGTCGTTCTTATTGCGAGGAGTATCTTGGGGACCTGAACTCGCTGGAGACGATTACAGAAGCTATCACCAAAATGGCTAAGGTAGCCTCCAAGGTGGTGGGCCTCGTTAACCCGAACGGTATCACGCAACCTCGTCGTCTGAACAAGGCGGCTACAGGTGAGTTCGTGGCCGGTCGCGTTGAGGACATCAACTTCCTGCAACTGACGAAAGGTCAGGACTTTACGATTGCCAAGTCGGTAGCTGACGCTATCGAGCAACGTTTAGGCTGGGCCTTCCTTCTTAATAGTGCTGTTCAGCGTAATGCTGAGCGAGTGACTGCTGAAGAGATTCGTTATGTTGCTGGAGAACTGGAGGCGACCTTAGGTGGCGTGTACTCAGTACAATCCCAAGAGCTTCAGTTACCTATCGTCCGTGTGCTGATGAACCAGCTTCAGTCTGCTGGCATGATTCCTGACCTTCCGAAAGAAGCGGTAGAGCCTACGGTATCCACAGGTCTTGAAGCGTTAGGTCGTGGTCAGGACTTGGAGAAGCTGACTCAGGCAGTCAACATGATGACTGGTCTTCAGCAGCTCTCTCAGGACCCAGACATCAACTTGCCGACCCTTAAGCTGCGACTTCTGAACGCTCTGGGTATCGACACCGCTGGTCTTCTGCTGACTCAGGACGAGAAGATGCAACGTATTGCTGAACAATCCGCTCAAGGAGCTGTGGTCAACGGTGCGTCTGCTGCTGGTGCCAACATGGGTGCTGCTGTAGGTCAGGGAGCTGGTGAGGACATGGCTCAAGCCTAAACTATCACTATAGGAACACCGAAAGTAAGAGTGACTAAGCCGACCATATGGTAGCCGTTAGTCCCACACTACAAGTAGGTGTTTACCTATTAACGACTTAAAGGAGAATGACTCAATGTCTCAATCAGTTTATGCCGAGTTCGGCGTTAGCTCTAATGCAATCACTGGTTCCGTTGAGGACCTGAACGAACACCAGAAGTCTATGCTTGAACAGGACGTAGCTGTTCGTGATGGCGACGACGCTATTACCTTCAAGCAACTGGAAGCCGAAAACGAAGAGGCGACCGAAGAAGACGAGAACGTCGAAGAGACTGAAGGTGAAGAAGACCACGAGTCCGATGACGAAGAGTCTGAGACCGATGGTGAGCAGCCTGAGTTCATCGAACTGGGTGATGCACCAAAAGAGCTGACCGAAAGTGTCACCGCTCTGGATGAAAACGAAGCTGCATTCGACGACATGGTGTCTTCTGCTGTAGAAGCTGGCAAGGTCACTGCTGATGAAATTACCGCTATCAAGGCTGAATACGCCAAGGACGGTAAGCTGTCTGATGCATCCTACGCTAAGTTGCAGGAAGCAGGTTACACCAAGCGTTTCGTAGATTCGTTTGTCCGTGGTCAGGAAGCTCTGGCTGAACAGTATGCTGCTGGTGTGGTTCGCTACGCTGGTGGTGCTGAACAGTTTAATCGCATCCTGTCACACCTTGAGTCCAACGACCCATCAACTCGTGAAGCACTGGAAGCTGCTATCGTTCGTAAGGACATTGCGACTACCAAGGCTCTGCTGAATCTGGCTTGCAAGACTCTGGGTAAAGCTGTGGGTGTTAAACCTCAGCGTACCATCACCACTCAGGCTAAACCTGTGGTCGCACCTAAGGCTCCTCAGACCGAAGCATTCAGCTCCAAGTCTGACATGATTAAGGCTATGAGTGACCCGCGATACCTGCGTGACGCTAAGTACACGATGGAAGTTCGCGCTAAGGTAGCTGCCTCAAGCCTGTAGGACTAAACTATCACTATAGGGAGACCAAGAGATAGACTCAAGGTTCCCCTATTACTTCAGTCCATACGGATTGGGCATACAGTAAGTAATAAACTTTATCTTTCAATTGAATAGGAGAATTATCATATGGCAAACGTTCCGGGTCAGAAAATTGGTACAGACCAAGGTAAAGGCAAATCCAGTTCCGACGCTCTGGCGTTGTTCCTGAAGGTATTTGCTGGTGAAGTCCTGACCGCATTCACTCGCCGCTCTGTAACTGCTGACAAGCATATTGTCCGTACCATTCAGAACGGTAAGTCTGCTCAGTTCCCGGTCATGGGTCGCACCTCTGGTGTGTATCTGGCTCCGGGTGAGCGACTGTCCGATAAGCGTAAAGGTATCAAACATACTGAGAAGGTGATTACCATTGATGGTCTGCTGACTGCCGATGTGATGATTTTCGACATTGAAGACGCGATGAACCACTACGACGTGGCTGGTGAGTATTCCAACCAGTTGGGTGAAGCTTTGGCTATCGCTGCTGATGGTGCGGTTCTGGCTGAAATGGCTACCCTGTGTAACCTCCCAGCTGCATCCAACGAGAACATCGCTGGTCTTGGAACTGCTTCCGTACTGCAAGTTGGTAAGAAAGCTGACCTCGACACCCCGGCTAAACTGGGCGAAGCAATCATCGGTCAACTGACCATTGCTCGTGCGAAGCTGACCTCCAACTACGTTCCTGCTGGCGACCGTTACTTCTACACCACACCGGACAACTACTCTGCAATCCTCGCGGCTCTGATGCCTAACGCTGCTAACTATGCTGCGCTGATTGACCCAGAGACTGGTAACATCCGTAACGTGATGGGCTTCGTTGTTGTTGAAGTTCCGCATCTGGTACAGGGTGGTGCTGGTGAGACCCGTGGTGCCGATGGTATCACTATCGCTTCCGGTCAGAAACACGCATTCCCAGCGACTACTGCTGGCGACGTTAAAGTTGCTATTGACAACGTTGTGGGCCTGTTCTCTCACCGTTCTGCTGTGGGTACTGTGAAACTGCGTGACTTGGCGCTGGAACGTGACCGTGATGTCGATGCTCAGGGTGACCTGATTGTTGGTAAGTACGCTATGGGTCACGGTGGTCTGCGTCCTGAAGCGGCGGGCGCACTGGTTTTCAGCCCAGCGATGTAAGCGCCTTTAGCCAACCTAACGTCGCTACTGTAGCGGCTGTACCTGAAGAGGAGACTCTAACTCCTCAACAGAAAGCTGCGCGTACTCGTGCTGCGAACAGGGCCGCTAAACTGGCTGAGTCCAACAACTAATTGAAACCCCTTGGGTGCCTTCGGGTGCTTGAGGGGTTTTTTTTCGGAGGATTAATGAAGGTATGTATAGGATGCCACACGGAGAAGGACTTGGGGTCTTTCACGCCAAATGGCAGGACATGTAAGGGCACACAGAAATACAGAAGCAGATGCCGAGAGTGCGAGAACTCAAGGCAGGCTGCCATACGAGAGGAAGCTCCCAACAAATCACGATACTCAGCGGAAAGACTTAAAGGCTACCAACTTAAAAGCTCGTTCGGTATGACATATGACGAGTGGTTCTCCCTTATGGAGTCTCGTGGTTGGGCCTGTGAGATTTGCTCGCGAACAGTAGAGACATCTGGTAGAACACTGGCTGTAGACCACAGTCACTCCACTGGTGAAATACGAGGCGTGCTTTGTCAGAGGTGCAACTGTGCCATAGGACTCCTAAGTGAGAATCCAGAGCATATTGCAAACGCTATACGCTACCTTAAAGGAGATTAGTAATGGCTCAATACATTCCACTGAATGCTAACGATGACTTAGACGCCATCAACGATATGTTAGCTGCTATCGGTGAACCAGCAGTCCTACAGCTTGACGAGGGGAACGCTGATGTCTCGAACGCTCAACGTATACTGCATCGTGTCAATCGTCAGGTCCAAGCTAAAGGCTGGAACTTTAACATCAACGAAGCTGCTGTCCTGACACCTGATGTCCAAGACAATAGGATTCGATTCCTTCCGTCATACCTTCGTGTAATGACTGCTGGGGCCACCAGCTACTACAGCAACATGGGTGGATACCTGTACGACCTGTCCACTCAGTCAACCACTTTCACTGCCCCTATCACGGTAGAGCTTGTGGAGATGAAGCCATTCTCCGAGATGCCTGTGGTCTTCAGGGACTACATCGTCACTAAAGCTAGCCGTGAGTTCAACGCTAAGTTCTTCGGTAGCCCAGAGTCAGAGCTATACCTTCGTGAGCAGGAAGCAGAACTCTATCAGCAGGTTATGGAGTACGAGATGGACACTGGTCGCTACAACATGATGTCAGACATCGGGAGGGACTAATGGCTAGTCACAACCTGAAGATTCACCGCCAGCACTTTGGTCCGGTACAGCTAGGTCTAAAGACAGCAGAGCTGAGACTTAACGACCGGGACTTTAAGGTTGGCGATTGGCTTATCCTGAATGAATGGGACAACGGGTATACTGGACAACAGGTAGCGCGTAAGGTTGTCCACATTGCTGACGTTGGTGACATCGCTGAAGGATACGTCCTAATGAGTATGATTTAAGGAGGGCCTATGCCACTAATTACTCAATCAATCAAGAACCTTAAAGGTGGCATTAGCCAGCAGCCTGATATACTGAGGTTCTCAGACCAAGGCGAGGCACAGGTTAACTGCTGGTCATCCGAGAGTGATGGCCTCCAGAAGCGCCCACCTACAGTCTTCAAGAGACGTCTTAACATCGACGTTGGGAGTAACCCTAAGTTCCACCTGATTAACCGTGACGAGCATGAGCAGTATTACATCGTGTTCAATGGGTCCAACATTCAGGTAGTTGACTTGAGTGGCAATCAATACTCAGTGTCCGGTGCGGTAGATTACGTTAAGTCCTCCAACCCACGAGATGACATCCGTGTCGTTACCGTGGCAGACTATACGTTCGTCGTTAACCGTAAGGTTGTCGTCAAAGGTGGGAGCGAGAAGGCACACTCTGGTTATAATCGTAAAGCTCGTGCTTTAATTAACCTGCGTGGTGGACAGTATGGTCGCACCCTTAAGGTAGGAATAAATGGAGGCGTTAAGGTAGAGCATAAGTTGCCAGCAGGTAATGATGCCGAGAATGACCCTCCTAAGGTTGATGCTCAGGCTATCGGTGCGGCTCTGAGAGACCTTCTTGTTGCTGCTTACCCTACCTTCACGTTCGACCTTGGGTCTGGATTCCTGCTAATCACAGCTCCTTCAGGGACTGACATTAACTCAGTGGAGACGGAGGATGGCTACGCTAACCAGCTAATAAGCCCAGTCCTAGACACTGTGCAGACAATCTCTAAACTACCTCTTGCAGCTCCTAATGGGTATATCATTAAGATTCAAGGTGAGACAAACAGTAGCGCCGATGAATACTACGTGATGTATGACTCCAACACTAAGACGTGGAAGGAGACAGTGGAGCCGGGAGTTGTCACTGGTTTCGATGCCACCACAATGCCACATGCTCTGGTCAGACAGCCTGATGGCTCCTTTGAGTTCAAGACTCTGGACTGGTCTAATCGTGGTGCTGGTAATGATGACACAAACCCTATGCCTAGCTTCGTGGATGCTACAATTAACGATGTGTTCTTCTACAGGAATAGGCTGGGGTTCTTGTCAGGCGAGAACGTAATCATGAGCCGTTCAGCCAGCTACTTTGCGTTCTTCCCTAAGAGTGTGGCGACATTAGGTGATGATGATCCTATTGACGTAGCTGTAAGTCACCCTAGAATCTCAATCCTTAAGTATGCCGTTCCGTTTAGCGAGCAGCTACTACTTTGGTCAGATGAGGTGCAGTTCGTGATGACAAGCTCAGGGGTCCTTACCTCGAAGTCTATCCAGCTTGATGTAGGCTCAGAGTTTGCCTTAGGAGATAATGCCCGACCGTTCGCTGTAGGACGCTCAGTCTTCTTCTCAGCACCTCGTGGGTCATTCACCAGCATTAAGCGATACTTCGCTGTAGCAGATGTGTCTGACGTGAAGGATGCCGATGATACCACTGGTCACGTACTGTCCTATATCCCTAACGGGGTGTTTGACATTCAGGGAACAGGGACTGAGAACTACATCTGCGTCAACTCTACAGGTTCATACAACCGAATCTACCTCTACAAGTTCTTGTTTAAGGACGGCATACAGCTTCAAGCCTCTTGGTCGCACTGGGAGTTCCCTAAAGCTGATAAGATTCTGGCGTCTGCGTCGATTGGCTCTACCATGTTCATTGTTCGTCAGCACCAAGGCGGCGTGGACCTTGAGCACCTTAAGTTCATCAAGGAGGCAACTGACTTTCCATTAGAGCCGTATAGACTCCACGTTGACTCCAAGGTGTCTATGGTAATACCAATTGGCTCATACAACGTTGACACACATAAGACTACGGTTGACATTGGTGCTGCTTATGGTGGCAACGCTCCGTCTCCCGGTCGGTACTATCTGATTGACAGTCAGGGTGCTTATGTGGACCTTGGGGACTTGACTAGTATCTCTACTGTGGTTACCCTCAACGGCGATTGGTCAGGACGCACAGTGTTCATCGGACGGCCCTATCTGATGTCCTACAAGTTCTCACGGTTCCTGATTAAGATTGAAGATGATAGGGGCACTCAGTCGGAAGACACTGGTCGTCTACAGCTTCGTCGGGCTTGGGTCAACTACAAAGACACTGGCGCTCTGAGACTCATTGTCAGAAATGGTGAGCGGGAGTTCGTGAATACCTTCAACGGGTACACCCTTGGTCAGCAAACCATCGGGACTACAAACATTGGTGACGGGCAGTATCGCTTCGCTATGAATGGTAACGCATTAACCACGAGTCTAACCTTAGAGTCCGACTATCCTACCCCAGTGTCAATCGTTGGGTGTGGCTGGGAGGCGTCATACGCTAAGAAAGCTCGTTCCGTCTAACTTATTGAAGGGCCTATAGATTTACCTTAACTATCACTATAGGGACTATAGGCCCTTAAGGTTATAAGGAGACTTTATGTATATTCGCAAGGCTACGGAACCAGATGTCCACTACTTTCTGTGGCATCTTTCAGCAGATGATGTTAATGAGTGCAAAGCAAACTATGGGTCAACCGTGGGTCTCTCTGAGAGACTGCTTAAGCACCTATCCCCATCATCTGTGGTTTTAACGAACGGTGTAGGTGAAGTGTTTGCCTATGGTGGAAACCAAGGGGATAACGTATGGTTCTTGACTTCTGGTCTGGTCCACAAGCTGAGACCTAAAGAGAAGCGAGAGTTCATAAAGCGTATCTCTGAGTACAGGGACTTAATGTTAGACCAATACGGGACCATCTGGAACTACGTGTGGTCAGGCAATAAGTCTCACATTAAATTCTTGAAGTTGCTTGGGGCTAAGTTCCATGATGATTGGACTATCAGCCCGGTAACTGGTGAGCGTTTTCAATTATTCACTATCTCTAAGGAGGACGTATGTGTGAACCCGTAAGTATCGGCATGGGTATCATGGCTGTAGCCGGGGCCACTATGTCCGCATCCCAGCAGGCCAAGGCCGAAGGTGCAGCAATTGACGCTCAGAACCGACAGGCTCAGGAAATGGTTAAGCAGATGAACTACTCTGACGCCAACCTGAAGATGCAGGAGCGAGACCTGAAGGAGCAGCAGATGGCTGAACTGACAGAGACCACGCTCAACGGTATCCGCAATCAGGGCATGGTCCGAGCTGCGGTGGCTGAGTCCGGACTGGAAGGTAACTCTATGGACAGGATTGAACGTCAGGTAGAAGGAGATACAGTCAAAGAGCGAGCAGGGATTACCGAAAGTTACAACCGCGATTATGCGGCTATCTTCGGGAACCGTATCGCCAACATTGAGAACACAAAGTCTGCTATCCGTGGTCAAGGTAGAATCATCAAGACCAGCCCACTGGCTCATGCACTTAATGTTGCCAGCGCCGGGATGCAGGGATACGCTGCTGGTAAGTCTATCGCCGGGACTTCAAGCTCTGGTGGTTCTGCACCTATTAGTGCTGCTAAAGGCACACCTACAGGTCATAGCTAAGAGGAGGACTAATGGCTAGTAATATTGAATCAGCTCTGGCTAATCGGACTATGGGTCGTGGCAGAGCGCCGGGTAAAACTATCGCCGTCAACTATCAAGCAGCCAGCGTTCAGGCTCCAACTGGTGACTCCGGTCTGGCTCGTGCGTTAACTAACTTCGTTGAGTCTGGGACAGGATTGTACAAGCAGTTCAAGGACGATGAGAAGACCAGAGCTGACGAGCGGTCTAACGAGATTATCCGTAAGTTGACACCTCAGCAGAGACGTGAGGCTATCCAGAATGGCACATTGCTGTATCAGGATGACCCTTACGCTATGGAAGCACTTCGAGTCAAGACTGGTCGTAATGCTGCCTTTGCTGTAGACGACGAGATTAACGTTAAGATTCAGAACGGTGAGTTCCGCACACGTCAGGAAATGGAAGAATATCGCCACCAGCGACTTCAGGATGCCGCTAAGTCCTATGCTGAAGAGGCAGGTATTAACCCTACCGACGAGTTCTTCCAGCGTGGATTCAACGATAACATCACGGACCGAAACATCGCTATCTACGGGTCCTTCAATAAGTATTTCAGCAAGCAGTCTGAAGAGACAGCAATGTTGAACACTCGTATTGAGTTGAACTCGTTCCTTAACGATGGGGACCTGATGCGTTCGCCTGAGTCTGGAAAGACCTTCATGGCCTACCTTCGGGATGGACTGACGACTGCTGCTATACCTTCGGACCAGAGAGCACGAGAGGTCATCACCCAGACGGTCCGTGACGCAATCCAGAAGTCAGGAGGCTCAAACTTCCTACAGCAAGTACGAGGCGAGCGAATAACCCTTAACGGTGTGGACGCTACAGTCGAAGAGATTGTAGGACCTGATGTCTTCAACGCTGCTATTGTTGAGGCACAAGGAACTGAGTACAAGCTGGTGGCTAAGTATCAGGAAGACTTAGCGTTAGGCGTTCAGTCTGCGATTCTTCAGGATGACCCAACCATTGGTCTTGCCCAGATTCAGAAACTCAAGGAGCAGAACAACCTGCTTCAGCCGGGTGAAGAACTCACTCCTCAGCGTCAGATGCTTATTAATGCCGAAGCCAGCTTACTGGAAGCGGTCAAGCGTAAGTCTGCTGAACAGGCAAAGGAGAACACTAAGTTAATCCAGACCCAGAACAAGCAACTGGTCATCGACCAAGTTTATCAGCGACGTCTGGCTGGGGACAACGTGTCCACCAACTATGAGGACCTTCCGGTCTCTGAAGCTACAGGAGAGTTCAAGCGTTCAGACATGAACAACTATGCGTCTGCCAAGCTACAGCAGATTGACCAGATGGACATCCCTGAGGCTGCTAAGGACGCTCAGAAGGTGGCATTGTTAAGAGCTGACACTAACAACGGTCCGTTCCGTAATGCCTTCCAGACGCTTACTCAGGACGCTGCTGGTGAGTGGCAAGCTGCGGTCATCCGTGGACAGTACGACCCAGACAAGATGAAGCGCTTCGAGTCTCTTCGTCGTGCCTACACTCAGGACCCTTCAAGTTTCGCTGCTCTGTATCCTGACCAAGCTCAGTTGTTCTCTACGTTCGACCAGATGGACAAGATGGGTCTGGACCCTCAGACGATGATTGAAGCTGATAAGCAAGCTGCAAGTCAAAGCCGTGAGATGCGCATGGAGTCAGACAAGGCGTGGCAGGAGTTGAAGAACGACTCTCGGAATAAGGACCTTTCGCGTCTTCCTACGTCTCTGGACTCAAGTGCTCGTAAGGTCTGGGACTCATGGTACTATCGTACAGGTAACGCTGACGCTGCAACTCAGCAGACTCAACGATGGCTGAATGAAAATACCGTAACGTTCCAGTCTGAAGGCTCTGACGGTAAGTCCATCGGCATGGTGTCCAAGCACCAGCTTATGGTCGGGGATAACCCTGAGTCGTGGCAGGTAGGTCGAGACATTATCGACACCGCCCGTAAGCAGCTCATTAAGGCCAACCCTTGGGTAGTGAACTCTCAGTTGTCCGTTGTTGAACAGAACGGCTCTATCTTCCTCCAAGACGCTACAGGTACTATTCGTATTCGCTACGATAAAGAACTTGTAGGTAAACTCTACCGCGAACAACAGCAGAAGGCACAGGATGCCGCATACGCTCAGGCAGAACGTGACGCTAACAAGCGAGCGCGTATCGTCGGGACTAAAGCTGCTGGTGATAAACGTCGAGCTGACCGAGAGGCCGACATCGAGAAGCGCGGTGGGATGTACAATGACGTCTCACTGGAGGGTATCGCAAACGTACTAATCGGTAAGGAGTAAACATAATGGCGACTCGTGGTATTCGCAATAACAATCCGGGTAACATCCGGGTAAGTAAGGACCAATGGGAAGGAATGACTGGAGATGATGGCGCATTCGTCACCTTCGATAGTCCAGAGTCTGGCGTCCGAGCTTTAGGTAAAAACCTGCTGTCCTACGGTCGCCGAGGTTATGACTCCATCGAGAAGATTATCAACCGATGGGCACCTCCTAACGAGAACGACACTAAGGCTTATATTGACTCAGTGGTGGCTGCAACTGGTATTCCAGCTACCCAGAGTCTCGACCTATCGGACCCTGACACCCTGTCTTCTCTGGCTCAAGCTATCAGCTTCCATGAGACAGGCTCCCGGTACGACCCTGAAGTCTATCAGAAGGGAGTCGCACGAGCACTCAATGGCATTAGCCCAAAGACTCCACCAGTAAGCGCTAACGTATTTGACGCACTCACGGAAGGACTCAAGGCTAAACCTAAAGCAGCTCTGGGTGAGAACCTTCCGACCGCTGCTGGTCTGAATATTGAGGGTCAAGCACCTGAAGCTCCAAACGAATCGTTCGGTGAGATGTTCTATAAATCTACTGGCAAGACCATGCAGGAGCGAGAAGACCGCTCTACGTGGTTTGGTTTTGGTGCGGCTACAGAAGCTGAAGTGAAGAACTCTATGGTCGGCGTGGCTATCCGCGCTGGTCAGACTGAGGACTCACTGGATGTCATTGGCGATGTGTTCAACCCGACGCGATGGAACAACCATAAGTGGTCTCGTGAGGAGCTGGACCAGATTCGTAACGCTGGAGTTCTTCCTCAGTATTACGGGGTCATTACTGGTGGCTCACCTCAGAACCTGACCGAGCTTATTAACTTGGCGCTTGAGAACCAGAAGTTGGACCAAGAGAAGGCCAAGGCAGGGATTGGTGCTCAGTTAGCTGCTGGTGTGATTGGTGCTGGTGTAGACCCGCTGACCTACGTTCCTATAGCTGGACAGGTTGGTAAAGGTGGTAAGCTAGTAAACAAGATGTTCACCGTGGCTGCTCAATCTGGAGCACTGGCTGGTGTGTCCGAGATGGCCCGTACCTCAGTGGCTGGCGGTGATGCTCATGTGGCTGAGGCTATCCTTGGCGGTGCTCTCTTCGGTGGAGGTATGACTGCTATCGCTGATGGTTTAGGCAGAGCCTTAGGTCGTAACACTAACGAGTTCGCTGGTCCAGCCACACGTCTGGAAGCTCGTGAGACAGCCCGTAACGTTGATGGTCAGGACCTGTCTCGTCTACCTATTCAAGAAGGTGAGGAGACCTTTAGTCATCAAGGCGTTAAGTTAGCTGACGTTCCGAATGAGCCGGGTAGTGTACGACTTGAAGATGGTTCAATACTGATTGGTGAGAACCCTCTGAACCCTAAGACACGTAAGGTCTTTGACGAAGTGATTGAGCCTGAACGTGCAGCTGCTGGTGTGAACCTTGGTGGACTAACTGAGATTGGCCTGAAGCTGCTTCGGTCTGAGAACCCTGAGATTCGTGGAGTCGCTGCCGACTTAGTGCGTTCACCAACCGGTATGCAGTCAGGGGCCTCAGGTAAAATCGGGACCACTGCGTCAGACGTATTCGAGAGACTTCGTGCTGTGGACCATCGGTTCTACAACGACATCGACGACGCGGTTACTGAGGCGCTCAAGGACCCATACTTCCAGACAGCATTCTGGAGAGACTCTGGCGCATTCCGTCAGGACATCTACCAGCGTGTGTCTATGGCTATTGAAGACGGAAGTGGGAACCTGAAGGCTGAACTGACTCCGGGAGAACTGAAAGTCTATGACCTGCTGAAGAACCAGTTTGACGCCAAGCGTGAGATGATGGAGAACCCGGCGATGTTTGGTCGTCCAGACGCTCAGTCTATCTTTCCGGGTAGCCGATTCAAGGGAACCTACGTCCCACATGTATATAGCAACCAGATGAAGGAGCTGTACATCAAGGAACTTGGAAGTCCAGAGGCACTACAGGAGGCCATCAAGAAGTCATGGTTGACCAGCTATGCGTCTCGACCTGAGGTCAAGAAACGTGTGGACGAGGCACTCTTAGAGGCTGACCCTACGTTGACTCCAGAAGGACTTGCGGCTGCGGTAGATAAGTACGCCAACGATAAGGCTTATGGTATCTCTCACACCGAGCAGTTCGAGCGTTCATCCGTAATGGAAGAGAACATCAATGGTCTGGTGGGTCTGGAGAACAACAGCTTCCTTGAGGCTCGTAACCTGTTCGACAGCGATATGTCAATAGTTCTTCCTAATGGTCAAACCTTCAGTGTCAACAACCTGCGTGAGTGGGACATGGACAAGATTGTCCCGGCATACAACCGTCGAGTTAATGGTGACATTGCTATTATGGCTGGTACAGGCAAGACAACGAAAGAAATGAAGGACTTGGTTGAGACCATGATGAACAAGGCTGGTGATGACGGAAAGTTGAAAGGTGAAGTATCTACCTTGCGTGACACACTTAAGATTCTAACTGGTCGTGCTCGACGTGATGGTGCTGACGATGCAGCCTTCGCTACCGTGATGCGCACAATGACAGACCTATCGTTCTTCGCTAAGAATGCCTATATGGGTGTTCAGAACTTAACGGAGATTGGTGGTATGCTGGCCCGTGGTAACGTTCGTGCAATGCTGCATGGAGTCCCAATTTTCCGTGACCTAGCCTTCCGTAACAAGAAGGTTGGGGCCTCAGAGATTAAGGACCTGCACAATGTTATCTTTGGTAAGGAACTTGATGACTCAATACGCCCATCTAAACAGGATGTCATTGACCGTCTGCGGTCTTACAGTGACCTCGGTCGTGGTACAGCTACAGCTCTGGGGACTGCCAAGTATTACACTGGTGAACTTGCAGTACGCTCTCCGTTCACTAAAGTTCTCAACGGTACGACCAACTACCTGTTAGATGCTGGACGTCAAGGCTTCCTGTCTGACATCGTGGAGCATAGCCTGACTGGTAGTAAGCGTAAGTTCGATGACCGCTGGCTGAAGACCGCTGGTATATCTGACGAGCAGTGGAAGGGCATTAAGTCATTAATCCGTGAGTCAGTGACTCGTGGTCCAGACGGGAAGTACACCATCAAGGATAAGAGGGCGTTCAGTCAGGACCCAAGGGCTATGGACCTGTGGCGTATGGGTGACACCATCGCTGACGAAACGTTACTCCGGCCCCACAAGCTGTCAAACATGGATGCCAAGGCTTATGGTCCTCTCGCTAAGACTGTCCTTCAGTTTAAGAACTTCGTCATCAAGTCCATCAATGGACGTACCATGCGAACCTTCTATAACGCCACGAAGAACAACCGAGCGATGGATGCTGCTCTATCTACCGTGATGTCTATGGGTCTGGCTGGTATCTACTACATGGCTCAGGCTCACGTCAAGGCTTACGCTATGCAGGATGGCAGAGACCGTGAATACCTCAAGCAAGCTCTTGACCCGACGATGATTGGTTATGCGGCTCTGTCCCGTAGTTCACATCTGGGTGGTCCACTTGGGGTAGCTAACATTCTGGGTGGCATCGCTGGGTATGAGGACACTAAGATGCTCCGTTCGTCTATCCTACCTCGTTCGCCTACAGAGAAGCCTGAACGTGCCATCGCGTATGGTGCGGCTACAAGTGACCCTGTTATGAATGTTGTTGGTAACTTCTTGGAGCAGGTTCCAGCTTTCGGATATGCTGCTAACGTTGGCGCTTCGGCTTACAACTTGGCTGGCTACCTCAAGGCTGATACTCGCGTCAACGAGCGTGACTACATGACCGGGATGTATAATACGTTCCGTGAACTGGTTCCGAACGACCCAATTACCCAGAAGCTGTTACTTGGAACGTTTGAGGAGCAAGGCATCCACATCAAGGACTAAACTATCACTATAGGAAACTGGAGGCGCTACCATAGGTCTCCATTTAAATCACAAAGGAGGCATAATGTCCACGATTACACAATTCCCTTCAGGAAACACTCGGTACAGGATTGAGTTCGACTACCTAGCCAGAACGTTTGTTGTTGTTACGCTGGTGAATAGCTCTAACCCTGCCCTGAACCGTGTACTAGAAGTTGGTCGAGATTACCGATTCCTTAATCCAACGATGATTGAGATGTTGGCTGACCAATCAGGTTTCGACGTCGTTCGTATTCACCGTCAGACTGGAACTGACTTAGTGGTAGACTTCAGGAATGGCTCAGTGTTGACAGCTAGTGACCTGACCAATTCGGAGCTTCAGGCTATCCATATTGCAGAAGAAGGGCGAGACCAAACTGTTGACTTAGCGAAGGAATATGCCGATGCTGCTGGTAACTCTGCTGGCAGCGCTAAGGATAGCGAGGACGAAGCACGACGAATAGTTTCGAGTATCAGGGAGGCTGGTCTAATTGGCTATATTACCCGTAGCTCCTTCGAGAAAGGCTTCACCGTTACACTATGGAACGAGGTCCTGCTAAGGGAAGAGGATGGTTATTATTACCGCTGGGATGGTGCTCTCCCAAAAACAGTGCCTGCAGGTTCAACCCCTGATTCCAATTGGACTAACGTAGGTAAGCTGAATGGGCTTGATGAGCACTCACCTGAGAACTTTGGGGCAATCCCGAACGACCCCAGCTTTGACTGTCTACCTGCTATAAAATTGGCCATAGCTACAGGCACATTAAACCTTGATGGCAAGGCTACCTACCACGTAACAGATGAGGTTGTTATCCCCTCTTACCTACGTGGGAATCTAAATGGGGCAACAATTAAAGCAATTGGTCCAACATGGCCTGCATTAAAATCTGTTGTTCGTGTTAGTAAATTTCCTATTGGAACCAAAACCGTTGATGTAGCTAATACTGAGAACCAAGTACGAGGGCTACGTTTGATTGGCAGTCTTAACATAGACTGTGCAGACATTGCATCGTATGGTTTTTACGCACGACTAATGTGTGCAGAATCCGAGATGGGTAGTATCTATGCATATAATGCTAATAGATATGGCATTGTAATGTTTGCTTGCTGGTATTTTCAAATGGGTACTCTCCATGCAAACAACTGTGCAAGGGGCGTGGCATTAGGTTATTCAACGGAAGGTGAGCAAGGGGATACCTATGTAAATGCTACACACTTCCCTCACATTAGTGCATGGGGTACAGATAAGTCTACTGGACTAGGTTATGACCCAATCACAGATGATGCGAGTAAATATACGATAGGTGCTGGTATTATCTTAGGTCGTGGTTTATCTACTAGTGTTGGTGTGATTTGCTCTGAGAATACATCTGGTGCTGGTGTGGTAACAATGGACCCTGCTGCGTGGGACATTGGGGTTATGTACTGCGAGGGCAACAGTAAAGACTTCACTCAGGTGGGTGAGCCGAAGGTATCATTATTGTCGTCTAAGGCTAACAGCGAGAGTCATACACTTACCATCTCTACACTTCACCTATCTGCTGGTTGTGGTATCTTAACCAGAAGTAATCAAGAGCGTGTGCTAATCAGAAGTCTTTATCGTTTTGATAATTCAAGAACCTTCCACTCCTATTGCACAGCAGACACAGTAGAGGTTGGTAGCAGCAACTACTATGTACTTAACGGGCATAATTACAACGCACCTGCTGCACTTATTAAGGAACCCCTTAATGTAGATTTTGTGCGCTCAGGGCTGACTTTGAGTGAGTGGACAACTACCGTTATCGGTCATTTCGCCGGTAGTACAGCAGAACAGCAGCTTTATGTTAAGTTGCCAGCAAGTCCCAGTGGTCTGGACCTACAGATAGCTAGTGAGGAGGGGACAGAATATATCACTGTAACCGGTACAGATTTTAAAGCATCTCTAACTAAGAAAAGACTACCCAGTAAATTATATGAGATAAGGATTGGTGGGGTATCTACAGTACCCGTTGCCGATTGCTCTGTTCTAATTAGAAGTAGGAAAGGTGATTGGTACTACTGGTAACAACTTTGGGTCAAGGACGACCCGCTTTAAACTGGAGGTTTTATGATTGAGTTAGACTTCAAGAATGAGGTCCTTAAAGCCTCTCCTATCGTTGGGACCGCTGCGGCTGATGGTGCCAGTCGGTTCTTCTTCGGACTTACACTGAACGAATGGTTCTACGTTGCAGCTATCGCGTACACCGTTGTCCAGATTGGTGTGCTAGTCTACAAAACGATTAAAGGAGGTGGTAAAACATGACGCAGATGGACTTAGAGAAGTTCCTCTTAATGCTAGATACTGAACGTGCTCGACTCATGCTGCAAGACTTGCGGGATGACACTAAGCGTTCACCTCAGCTCTACAACGCCATTGAGAAGCTGCTTGCTCGTCACAACTTTGTGTTAAGCAAGGTGTCTGTTGACGAGAAGACGCTGGCTGATATGGAGGCCCTGAACGCAGAGTACGATAAGGTGCTTTCAGCGACTGAGGATAATGACACAGGGTATGGTGTTCAATAAGTGTTAGACTCAAGGTCATTACTATATGTAGTGGCCTTTATGGTTAACACTAACTAGTGGAGGCGACTCTACGTGAAATCTGATAAACCGGGAGGGCAACTATGCTCGAATTTTTAAAGAGAGCGGCTCCGTGGTTACTTGCAGCAGTGATGTTTGCTGGTGGCTACCACACCGCTAACAATAAGTGGGAGGCTAAGGTCAATGCAGAATACACCTCGAATCTTAAGGCATCGGAAGATACAAGGCTTGCTGTCCAAGCTGAAGTCAACAAAGTGTCCAAACGGTTTCAGGACGAAATGTCCTCGTTGGAAGGCAGCACTGATAGGATTATTGCTGACCTTAAGTCTGACAATAAGCGGCTGCGCGTCAAGGTCAACACCTCAGGTCTCACCGAGTCAGATGTCAGTCGATGCTTCCCTAATGGTAGAGTCGAACTACACCCAGAAACTTCTAAAAGTCTTATCCGAATAACTCAGGAGGCAGACCTTAAGGAGAAGGCGCTTCAGGACACAATAAGGAGGCTCCAAGGTGTTAAGTGATTACTACAAAGTGGACCAGGCGAGTCCATCCGGTCTGGTCTCCGTTAGGACTGGAAAGCCTGTGGGGACATTAAGTCGGATGGGATATTGGATAGTACAGACACGAAGTCTAGGCAGTAAGCGGGCACATCGCGTGATATGGGAACTAACCAATGGTCCTATACCACATGGTATGCAAATAGATCACATCGACAGGAACCCCAGCAATAATACCTTAAGTAACTTACGGCTCGTTACTGCCGCTGAGAACACTTGGAATACGGGTAGCCATTATGACTCTAAGACGGGAGTGAAGTGCGTTACCCGTCACCAGAATGGTTATAGGATTCAGGTTAAACGCGGGAATGTCTATATGCGAACAACACGTCCTACTTTAGAGGAGGCTATCTCTGTCCGGGACCTAATGCTGGAGGGACTCTATGTCTAAGAAAACACCTGTTGAAAGACAGGCAGAAATGACCCGAAGGATGAGGGACGACTTCGTATTCTTCATCTTCGTTCTCTGGAAAGCTCTTAGCCTTCCGGTTCCAACACGCTGCCAGATAGATATGTGTAAGAAGCTGGCTGCTGGGGATAATCGCCGCTTCATCCTTCAGGCTTTCCGTGGTATCGGCAAGTCGTTTCTGACCTGTGGTTTCGTGGTCTGGAAGTTATGGAACAACCCAGACTTGAAGTTCATGATTGTGTCGGCCTCAAAGGAACGAGCCGATGCGAACTCCATCTTCATCAAGCGAATCATCGACCTCATGCCTCAGCTTCAGGAACTCAAACCTAAGCAGGGACAGCGAGATGCGGTTATTAGCTTCGACGTTGGGCCAGCCAAGCCAGACCACTCACCTTCGGTTAAGTCTGTTGGTATCACTGGTCAGTTGACTGGTAGTCGTGCTGACATCCTGATTGCCGATGACGTGGAGGTTCCGAACAACTCAGCGACTCAGGCTGCCAGAGACCGTCTGTCAGAGCTTGTGAAAGAGTTCGACGCTATCCTGAAGCCGGGAGGTACAATCATCTATCTGGGTACTCCTCAGAACGAGATGACCTTGTATCGTGAGCTGGAAGGCCGTGGATACACCACTACTATCTGGCCTGCTCGTTATCCACGTGATAAGAAGGACTGGCAGTCTTACGGCGACCGTCTGGCACCGATGCTTCAGGCAGAGCTGGAAGAGGACCCTGAGTCCTTCTACTGGCGTCCTACCGATGAAGTACGATTCGATGATACGGACCTGAAGGAACGTGAGCTGTCTTATGGTAAAGCTGGCTTCGCTCTACAGTTCATGCTTAACCCTAACCTGAGTGATGCCGAGAAGTACCCTCTGAAGCTCCGTGACCTTATCGTAGCAGACTTGGACCCAGCGTCTAGCCCAATGGTCTACCAATGGCTTCCTAACCCTCAGAACAAGCGTGAGGACGTTCCTAACGTTGGACTCATGGGTGACTCATACCACACGTATCAGACTGTAGGTTCTGCCTTCAGCTCGTACACCCAGAAGATTCTGGTCATTGACCCTAGTGGTCGTGGTAAGGATGAAACTGGATATGCGGTACTATACCAGCTCAACGGCTACATCTTCGCTATGGAAGTTGGTGGTATGCGTGGAGGTTATGAAGACTCTACTCTGGAAGCTCTGGCTAAGATTGGTCGTAAGTGGAAGGTCAACGAATACGTCATTGAGGGTAACTTCGGTGATGGTATGTACCTTGAGTTATTCAAGCCTGTAGCGGCCCGTATCCATCCTGCGGCTGTAACTGAAGTGAAGAGTAAGGGTCAGAAGGAACTCCGCATCTGTGACGTTCTGGAGCCTATCATGGGGTCTCACAGACTTATCGTTAACGCTGCTGCTATCGTCCAAGACTACCAGTCAGCCTCTGATAAGGATGGTGTTCGTAACCCTATCTACTCTCTCTTCTACCAGATGACCCGTATCTCTCGTGAACGTGGAGCCTTGGCACACGATGACCGACTTGATGCGCTGGCTATCGGTGTACAGTTCTTCGTTGAGTCTATGGCTAAGGATGCCAACAAAGGCGAACGTGAAGTCACTGAGGAGTGGCTGGAGGAACAGATGGAGAACCCACGGAAAGGCTTCGAGTCCATCCACACTGAGTTCTGGGACAATGGGGTCCGAGTAACTCACGATACGGACGACGAGCTGGGACTAGGGGCCTACGTTACGTTTCACTAGCTGAATGAATAACTATAGGTGAAAGCTGCATGAATAAGCAGTTAGTAACCTATAGTTACTACCAGTCTAACCTACTGTTTTACAAGGAGTTTAGACTTAACTATCACTATAGGGAAGACCCCCGGTTACTTATAGTATTACTGTAGTGAATATACATATGCAGACTTTATGCAAGACCTTAGGAGGCAGACTCCGAGTTCTTACCTAAGGCTTGCACCGATGGAAGGAGGTGATATTAATCATAATACCTCCAATACAGATAGTCACCGACCATAGATACAGGAGGTATGTAGCATATGGCAAAGACCAAAGCTGTACTTAAAGCTCTGGCGACCAATCGAGCTACATACAGGTTTCTTGCTGCTGTTCTACTTGCTGCTGGCGTTACTGATGGAAGTCAGTGGGTCGGGTGGGTCGAGACTCTCGTATGTTCTCTGGTCTCTCAGTGTAATTAACGCAATCATGGTAACGATTCATGAGCGGAAGACCTAAGGTCAGTAAGTGGATAAAGACTCACTCTACTGACCTTAGCTACTGTAGTCAAGGACTTTAGGTAACACCATTCAGGCTCTCACCTCTGGTCTACCTACTGATTGGTTCACTGGTCGTCATCCGATGGTCTTAGACCTACGGTCCTTGACCTACAGTAGCTGGCTCCTTAAGAGGGACGATGAGTTTTGGACCAAAAGTTTGAGACCACATCTCACAGTTCAAGAACCTCAAGTCTCCCCATAGGCCCTCTTTAAGTCCAGACCAAGGCCCTACCCCAGTCTATCATAAGGTTGGACCGGCTGTAAATACCTCAAGTCAACGATAGGTCATGACTATCGGTGGTGGTGGAGACGATAGGTAGGGACTATTGGTCTGCCTCTGAGTCTCTATCTGTATAACCATAAGTCACAACCATAAGTCACAACCATAAGT